AGATACTCCTGTCCAGCTCGCGCTCAAAACAAAGTTCACATTGGGGGCGTTCACCTGGACCGTAGGGAGATTGCCCGTCTGCATGAAAGGGAGCGTATTGCCGCTATAGGCGCAAGCAGGGGCGGTGGATGACCATGTAGAGAGCGTGTTGACGGTTGAGGCCAGGACGCTAGAGCTGGCCTCATCATTGGACGTATAGAGTGCGCAGTTGACGTTATTGTTCGTGCAGTAATATGTCCAGCTACTTACGTTATCGCAATACCCAGTCTTTCCGGCATTTGTGACAATAGACGTACTCCAATTTACGGTTTTCCATCCCCCATAGCTGCCGATCATATAGAACGGGTCTTTCCTGCCAAAGTTGGGGGATGAGTTGTAATCACCTACCCCGTAAGTCGCTCCGTAAGCCGTACCATCCAAGAGCTTCTGATATTCGACAGATGGGTAGTCCTGGGTGGAAGCGGGTTGATCGCCTATCGGTACAAGGTGATGGCGGTGCAGGAAAGCATAGGTATGGAGTGCGCTTGTTAGATACGGGTCTGAGAAATAGCTTGCAGGGAAACGGACCCCGTTTAAGCGCATGGACAAATCCGAAAGCCCCAGGTAGGAAATCACCGTCACCGTATCCACCGAGGGCATCTGGAAGTTATAGACAAGGAGTTGAACGGGGATCTGCGTTGAGACTGTCACCCCGTTCTCGTAGACCGTAATCAGGCCGTTATAGGTTCCGGCTGGCAACGCTGTAGAGATATAGATTTCGCCGCCAATGGCTTGCGAAGAGGAAGCGTAGACTGTAAAGCTCGATATGGAAAATTCTTCTATCGGTACCGCGGGGTCGGGGTAGAACTTGTTGGCATCTGGTCTGTTCGTCCAATGCCATGTCCCCCCGTTTGCTACGCAGTTGTTATTGCCATTGACCGTACATGGCACACGAAATCTTACAGGCTCTTGCCTTATTTCGTACTCCGACGGATCCCAGGGTCCGTTGTTATTCAGCCCCACTTGCTGTAGGTAGCTGTAGCGGTAAAGCGTAATCGGGCGACCTGTGTAATCCCATACGCTATTGCTTGATACGACCACAGATGAGATACTTCCTCCGGCTGATCCGGTAAAGCTCGAAATCTTGACCATGACGTTAGAAGCGTCGGAAGCCCCGCCCAAGAGGTATGTGACCCAGGTTACAAGCTCTCCCTTGCCGCCAAAGAGCTTCAAAGTCGTTCCGTCCCAGGCGCGGTTAGGCGAGAAGGACGAGCAATCCGTGTCCTGTCGGGCCATCTTGTAGCCCCCGTCCTCCGAGCAAGTGCCTTTAAGATTCACCACGGCCCAGGAAGGAGAAGCCAGTAAAAGTAGGAGTGCCCATCGCCTCATGGATGCGTGAAAGCCGCCTGAACGGAGAGCCACGTATAATAAGAACTTTCCGTCCAAGTTGAGGTATAAGCCCCAGCGGAAGCGACGTTAGCGTCCTGGGCATACCAGGAGATCGATGCTTGGTCGTTTTTATATCTTGCCGTTCCGTTTTGCCCCGTTACTGCACCTCCAGCTTGTGAGAATAAGAAGTTGAACATCGTTTCATTCGTTCCAGAAGTCGTTGCCGAAAGACTTGTGATGGGAATAGAGGAAGCAACTGCGGGGGCACTTCCGCTAAAGACATCAAATGGCGAAGAAGTATTCTGGCCACTGTATTCTGCGGCCACACAATAATTCTGCCCATTGCATCCATTGGTAGCGGCAGTAATAATTGTCGCTCCTGAATTACAGCTTTTCACATACCAAATGCCTGCGTAATAGCCTGCCGATCCTGTCACAGTTCCGGCATTTAGCCAAGAGTTAGAATTATTATCAGACACAGTAATTCCTGAAGCATTATTGTTTGTGCCGCATCCTACAACTAATAAATTTCCTGCCGATGGCGTAATATTCAATGTCGAACCGCATCCCCCATCCGTTGTAGCGGTTGAGACAATCTGCACAAATGTCAGGGGGTTTGAACTGCTCCCCCCACTCGCCGCCGCCGATGACAGCGTGACGGTCATTAAAGAGCCGTAAGTGGAGATCGTTCCTGCCATGACAGGAGAAGTGAGCAGAAGTAGTACGAGTAGTTTTTTCATTAGTTCGACGACCCTCCTGAAATCAGAAAGCCAAAGACAGGAATGGATATATTGCTTATCGTTGGCGAGGTTAATGTGATTGGATTTGGAAGCGGAAAAGCCGCCGCCGCAATCTTCATGCAAAGTGGAGATCCAGCGCGAGTGGTATCCCTATAGACTCCAGCCGTGGATGAAACATCAATGGCCAGATAATACGGACCAGGCGGAATAAAGGTCGGAGGCGAAAGGGACTTCTTGGCATCTTGGGATGTAGAGGGCGTAAAACTACCGGTATGGTAAATGAGATTTCCTCCCAAATCATAGATGCCGTAATCGACGTTACAGGCTGTTGCCGCCCATCCATAATGAAGGCCAGTAATGAACACCGGAGCATTGATATAGGTTGAACATAGGATCACATCGCTTGATGTCGCTACGCTTGAGGTATCGCCAGATCCAGTATTTACCCTGTTGGTCCCATAAACTCCGTCGGGCGTGTATTGAATCCCTCCAAAGCCGCCCACCCATTCGTTGCCCGTAGAGTAGAGCGAAGCATGCTGAGTGTAGGCATTGAGCGTAATGGTCCCTGTTCCTTCAATGAGATCCGTTCCGGCGCCAGAGATCTTGACCGCATCGGTGGTTTTGTCCACTTTGTAGATCATGATTGAAAGGCCAGGATAAGAAGCCGCCGCAGGGAGCGTCAGCGTGATCCAGGCCGTGTTGGCGGGAGCCGAAGCAAGGACAACGCTCATGGTCGAGGTGAGCGTGCTGGTTGTCGCCACAACAGCCGTCGGAGTGCTGATGACCACCTGGGAAGAAATCTTTATGCCACTGACTGTCGTTGATCCTGTAAAGTTGGTGTAGGACTGGAAGATGTTTCCGCCCGTCCAGGTTTGAGTAGAAGAAAGAGCCGCGCTCGTCAGAGTCGTCCAGCTCACAGCGGCTCCTTGGCCGCCCGATTGAAGCACCTGGCCGCTTGTTCCTGGGCTTCCGCTTATTATAATGGAGGTCGATATGACAAGGGCTCCCGAGGCCGTAATGCTCGATACAAAGGTTTGACCCGCTGTCCAGGTCTGGGTTGAAGAAAGAGAGACGGTTCCTCCGCAAGTCCCCGTCACGACCTTGCCTGTTGAATCTGTACCGATACAACTTTGGCTTATGAGGGATTTGAAGGTCGCCGTAGTGAAGGTGACGCTCGAAATAGTCAATGTCGATCCCGTATAGTCAAACCAGACCCCCGTCGCCGTTTGGCTTGAGACATTCGTGACGGTCATCGTGGCGATGTTCGATATGATCGTGGTCGTCGAATTGATCGTGACGGTTGAGCCGTTGTTGGTGAAGTTATTAAAGCCCAGGAACGCTGATTGCGTAGGGCTTGAGACTTGAACGGAGTAATCAGGTGCGCCAGGAGTGCCGCTAGAGCCTGCCGCCGCTATCGTGACGGTAGTCGTGCCGCCTGAGACAGAAGGCGTGAGCGTTATATTCGTGCCACCAATGAGGCTCATGGTAGGAGTCGGGCTGGATTGATGGACGGAGTTCACCATCAACTCCCAGTTGTTGCCCGAAACGCCTGAGCCAGATCCTGTCCCGCAAGCGGCCCCAGAGTCCCCGACCTGTCCCGCAGCCGTCCAGTACGTACAATGTCCTGCCGAATTGGTCGTGGTCGTGATCGCCACAATCCCTGCGGTTCCTGCGTTGTTAATGGCGGTCAACGCATGATTGCTTGAATCTGCGTATAAAATGTCCGAGCCTGATACACCGGAGGGAGCGGAGCCTTCGGTCAGAGTGAGCGCCCCGGCGCCTGTTCCTTGCACCGTGATACTGCCGACATAAACTGGCCCTGTCACTGTCATCGATGAGAACGTCTGCGTAGAAAGAAGCGACACGAAGTTCGTCGCTGATCCCGTAAGCTGTGAGCTAAACTGCGTCCCGTTCAGATTGATGCCTGACGTCGGAGTGGAGGCAATCCAGCTAAAGGCCGACACCGTTCCTGTTCCGACGGCAAGGGCTGAGGAGCCACCAGTAGCAGAGATGGCCTGACAACCAAAGGAGCCGCCCGCCCAACTTAGGGCGTGGGTGCTATCGCCGCAAGTGGCAAGGGATCCGCCTTGGTAGGTTCCGGCCCGGAATTGGTTAGTGACAGTTCCGCTTGATACTGTAAACGTTGACATGAGCACTGTAACTGCATCGCTTGTTCCAACGGCGCCGATCATGGCCGTATTAGAAGTTCCGACAATAACGTTATAGCCTATAGCGATAGCCTTATTGACCGCTCCGCCGGTCCCGTAGAATCCGTTTCCGTATCCGATGCCAGTATTACCAGAAGCGGCATTGTCCATAGTCGGATCGCCAGTATTACCAACAATCGTATTGCTGGAACCTGTAATGATGTTCTCGCAGGTCTGATGGCCCTTATTGTCTGGACCGCCTATGCAAACATTTGAAATTCCAGTCGTAATATCGGGAGCGACTCCCTCTCCTATTCCTGTATTGTAATCGCCTGTTGTTATGTGATCGAAAATTTGAGAGCCAATTCCAGTGTTTGCTGTACCATTTGATAAGACAGGCCCGGCGGCATATCCAATCATAACGTTGTCTTGTCCGCCATCTGCTACGTAGCCAGAGCCATAGCCGATATAAGTGCTTTGTTTGTCATTTGTTGCCGTATATCCAGCGTTATAGCCGATGTAAGTGTCATAAGAAGCCGAAGTCCCTGCATGATAACCGGCGTTAAACCCTATCGCCGTAAAGCCGCTTCCCCCGTCAGACGTATAGCAGGCGTTTCCCCCTATGCAAGTTGAGGTGTCATACCAATTCGGCACATGGTTATCAGGCCCAATAAAAACACCGCCGTTGGTCGTCAGATAAAGCCCGTTACTTGTCCCGACGTTCATACCATTAGAGGTAAGAATCCCACCGTTCCCGCTAAAGGAATTGACGGAAGATGCCGCTATAAGATAGCCCGTGAAGGAACCCGTCGTCCCCGAAAGAAGGCCCGTAACGTTTTCAGTGACGGCATTGAGCGTATTAGTGACAGACGCATTGACGAGCGTCGCGCTCGAATAGGAAATTGTTGAACCTGAAACATACGTCAGAGTTCCCGTCGATGCCACAATCGTGCTGACGTTGATACCGTAAGGGTTGGTCCAGGTAAACGTCCCAGGGGAAACGATGCCGGAGCCGCCCGTAGGAGCCGGAGTCCAATAGGGAGGGCCAGCGGAGCCTTGAGTGGCTAAGAGATAGCCCGAAGTGCCTGGGGAGAGGCCGGAAAGAGTGTTGGAGGAGCCAGAAGCAGAGTAGTAAGTAGCTGAATACTGGTTGGCGACGTTAGTTAGATTCCCTCCACTGCCGCCACCGCCTGATCCGCAAGGCGATCCCGTACAGGTCAAGCTCTTCACCGTGACATTTCCATTGGTAGTAAAAGCATCGGGATTGTTATTGGTGTCATTCTGATTGATCGTAATCCCCACTACATTCCCATTCTGCGGAACAGTCACGGTCATAGGAGTCCGGGCTTCCGGCTGCAAAGTCGCCCCGTAAGCTAAGGTTCCGAGTAATACTAGAGCTAATGATCTGAGTTTATTGGCCATTGATGAAAGTGTTAGTAAGCGCTCCCAAAGTTGGGTCTAAAATAGGTTGATTATTAGCGACTTGCTGCAAGTAAGCAATGATGGTTGCAGCCGGCGTTCCTACCATGAAAGTAGGCCGAATGGGAGGGAAAGCATGTAAACCATCAAAGATCTCGGCCTCAATGTAGATATTCGTGCCATCCGTAGACACGCTCTTGACCAAGACCCGGTAGGGATTAGCCATTAAGAAGCCCTTGAATCCTTGACCGTAATGCCCTTGCGCTTAAAGCCCTCGGCCGCTTGGACCGCGTTCTGCTCTAAGACAGAACCAAACTGATTGACTTTCTGCTTGGTCACGTCCCCTGCGGCCGGCGCCGGGCTATGCTGCGGAATAATCAAGACTTCTGAATTTTGAATGTTTATATCGTCCATTAGGATGACCTACTGTCTTTCACCATGATTCCTTTGCGTTTAAAGGCCATAACAGCGTTTACAGCGTCCTTTTCAAGCTCAGAGCCAAATCGCTTGACCTTAGAGGCCGTAGCATCGCCTACAGCCTTCACAGGAGAGGCTTTCTGAGGCACCACCATGACTTTAGGGGTCTCAGGCTTGGCGATCTTGATGGATATTTCTATTGTTTCGTCGGGTTCATTCGACATGGGTAAACCCCTTGCGCTTGGGCTGATATTCTTTATGGCCTTCCTGGGCCTTGCGCTTCTCTGAGAGCATGATTGCGACTGCCTGTTTAGGATTGCTGACTTCTGGTCCCTTTTTAGAGCCTGAATGGAGCTTTCCTTCTTCAAACTTCGGCATTACTTTATTCCAGGGCATATATCCTCCTATCTCGTATTCCCATCTCGATTGTGATCGGGAAGCTCGCCCATGATGGAGGGGCGGCCGATGCGGTCTGCAACGTTATCCTGGTATTGTCCTCCTGGAGTGTTCATGTTTACAGCTTTCCTTCGCTTCAAAGCTTTCTCGTCTAATTCCTGCTGTCTTGTCTTTTTAGGTTCCATAAGTCCTCCTATGTCAAATCCTGTGGATTAACGTCTGTGTAGCGCCCGATCCTGTTTTGAGGCATCGCTGATCCCATGACGGGATCATTCTTAATCGCCGCTTGCGCGGCATCGTTCATTTGCTGGCTAGGCGTTCTAGTGCCTATAGCCTTCGCCGCCACCCTTACCCCTTTCCTCTTGAACATTTGCTCCGGTAAATCGCTAGGATTCATATAGGACTCCTTTTGGGCCTTGACCTAGCAATCCGCTAGGGGTAAGATGGGGGTGGAGAGATCCTATGACTTGGACAATGGCCATCGTTGTCATCGTTCTCCTCGAAATCCTTCATACTTTGAATCGAATTGATTCAAAAGATCAAAGACATCCCTCAGATTGTTCTTGCCAAAGTTGTGTAGGCTATTAATTGCCATTTTGTTGTAAGTACCTTGCCACCAAAGCTTGAGCTTGTGGGCTAGTTCCCATCTTTTCAAGAGCTGATAAAAGCGGGTTCATTGCTTTATTTGCAATCGATCCGGCTGCGGTTTGTAATCCAGCGACAAATGGGGCGTGATATAACCCACCGACCATCTTTCCGCCTTCATAACCTATCGCTGCTCCTCCTGGACCACCCAATACTCCACCAATAGATGCGCCAGCAGCCGCCGGCACTTGTTTAGCGAGCATCGCTAATTTAGAAGGCTTTCCCCCCTTATTGACGGCTTCCATAGAAGAAAAGGATTCCCCTAGTTTCTCTCTCGCATAAACTTGATTTGCCGCTTTCACATCGGGCGCTGCTTTTCCAAGCTCTTCATTGATATGAGTTTTGATCGCTGACCATTGTCGAAATACGTCACGATTATTTTGAACTGATGGCTGAGCCATAATACTGTTGATCGAATCCAAGGCATTTTGAGCCTCTTGAGGCGTGGCCGTTTGCCCTTGCGTAATCTTTCCTAGAACCGTATTTATGTCATCCATCTTTATTGCTTTTGTCGGATTGATCCGTTCTACATTCTCAGGAGTCAAAGAACTTACGTCATTGGTTACGCCTTGATTTATCCCGGCTGCTTGTTTTGCTGCTCCTATCTGTTCTCCAGCTTTGTCAACGTTACCGCCAGCCAAAATAGCCCCAGGATCGTTATAAAGCCTTTGGAAGTTTCTAGCTGGAACCCCTGTCCTAGCTTCTCTTGCCTGTGCAACATCCAAGGGCAATTCATCTGGGTGATTGGCAGATAAACCAGATGCAGGTACATAAGATCGCGGATCAACGGCTGCACCCGCCAACATCCCGGCCGCCGCGGAAGCGTAGGGATTTGCTTTCATTTCCCCAAGCTTACCAGCGACATATTCAGATACAGGCTGTGAAGCTTGCCCTAAAGTCGCGGAGAATCGAAGTGGCAAAGAAGCGATCTGGCCTGCTGTATCCAAAGTCTGTTGAACTGGCCCACCTTGAGGCTTTGTAAATGGATTGATCCCTTTGAACGGCTGAACCTCTGGACGCGATAAAGCTTGCTGAGCATAAGGAGCTATGGCATTCCCTACGTCACGGATGGGCTGTGCAATAGCTTCCATGGTCGCATTAGCCGGTTGACCTTGTGTCTGGCTCGGAACTTTAGCCTGGGCCTGAGATCCGTAGCCATTTTCATAGCCATAAGAAGTATCAGTAGAGCCAGAATCGGCAGGCGCACCGCTTCCATAGCCGTTTAAGTACCCGTAATCTTCTTTAGGTTTATCTGCCATTGGCTTGACCATTCAAAGTCTCTATGAAGTTCGCTATTTGTTCCTTATTGGCCGAATCAAGAATATTAATGACCGAATGTATCTTGCTCATCTTACTGGCAGCACTATCGGGGGTTTCATTCGGTGAAACTTTGTAAGACTCACTCAAGAGCGATTGACCGGCTAAACCAAAACGGCTTGTAAGCGCTTTATTCAGATTGGAAACAAGTGCTTCGCTATCTTCAATGACCGATTTACCTGCCTTTGATCCGATATGACCGCCTGTGGCTTTAGCTAGATTTCCGCTCCCAGGGATTGCCGGTCCGCTGTAATATTTTTGAAGGCTGCTATCGAGATCTTTGAAGCTTTTTTGTAAAAGGTCTACTTGGATTTGTGCTGGCTTCTGTTCGGCTCCTTTATTCGCAATCGCTTCTGCTCTTTTCTGTCCTTGTCCTCTTTGAAAGCGTGATTCTTCTGCGTTTTGACTTTGTTCAAATTGATTCTGTTGTCTGGCTTGGCTTTGCTGAAACTGCTCTTGCCCCATCAACGCTTGTTCTGCCGATAGTTGATCTTTAAGTCCGACATTTAATGTCTGACCATATTTTCCCATCTGAGCATTCTGGCCCATCTGTTGTTGAAGAGCTTGGATCTTGGCTGCATGGATTCCCCCTATGTCGGGATTGCCTAGGCTATTGACGCTCGTATGAATCGTCCCGCCAGGAGCATGAGGGTCGATAGAAGGCTGGCCCTGTCCCTGTCCCGGCATCGTCTGAGCTGTCCCTTGAGGGGATTGCATCCCATTAGTCGGAGTGCCGCCACCTACGCCTGGTTGCTGTGTGGGATTCTGGTTGCTATCTCCCGTCTGCGGCAAAGGCGCTACGGGTTGCTTGCCATTGCCGTATAACTGGTTCATGAGATAGGGGCCACCGGCTTCAAAAGCCGCTGCTTTAAGTTGTTGTTGTTTATAGTAATTCTCCAAAGCTGAATTTACGCCCTGGCCCATTAACTGAGCGCCAAGTTCAGCAGGTTTTGGACGGTTATAGATTGCCGCAATCCCGCTTAGATCGGGTTGCTGAAAGCTGTAGTTTGGAACTGTTCGCTGTGGAATTTGAATGTCTGCCATATTGATCTCCTATAAAAGCGATCCGATACTTCCGCCTGCTCCACTTCCTATCTGATAACCGGCTAAAGCTCCTTTAGGTCCACCCGCATAAGCTCCTATCCCTGCTCCTGCCAATCCACCCGCCAGACTTCCTATGCCTTGCAATCCATTTCGCTTGCCGTATTGATTCAAGTAGTTTGAGTACGATTGTTGCTGGAGCTGATATAGGTTTAATTGCTGATTGTAGGCTTGATTGTTGTATTGATTAGATAGAGCATTACTAACATTTGCACCCTGAAGTCCGTATTGCTGATTCATTAATTGGTTATATTGATTCGTCGCATTCGCCGTTGAGTTCTGATAGTTCTGCGCCGTCACGCCAGCCAGGAAGTTTTGAAGTCCTTGGTTCTGTTGGAGAGCCGCATTAGCCAACTGAGAAGATAAGGCAGATGATCCCGGCGCTTGACCGCTCATGGCATTCTGCGCTTGCAAGCTTGGGGCGATGTATTGATTGAAATAAGTCGAGTTGGACTGTTGAAGCTGTCCCTGTAATTGATTCTGGAACTTCGTATTGGCTGTATTTTGATATTCCTGGGTCTGCTGAAGGGCTTGCTGGACCTGGTATTGATCTTGCCCGGAAGCCATGAGCGCCCCGAAGTGAGAAAGCTCGTCCTGAGTAGCATCTCTGCCTAGTGTCGATTGAAAGGCCCCGTTGACCTGATCCTTGAAATTGCCAGCTTGCGAGAGATATTGCTGCTGCTGTTGGTTGTAGATATTGCTTGGGCTTTGGGAGAGCTGGGTGTAATAGGCCGAAACATTAGCCTTGCCACCTGAAAGATTAGCAATATTGGGATCGCTTGAAAGATAGGCGGGCGCCAGTTGGTTAAGCTCTGATTGCGTAGGATTGCGGCCGAATTGAGCTACAAAGTCGCGGGCGGCATAGTATTCAGCAGCCTGCTGGCCTCCTCCTCTTCCCCCATATTGCGGAAGTTCTGCTAGTGGTGTTTCGCCTGTCGGTGGGTCATAAGGTGTAGCCATATATTCTCCTATCTAATCCTTCGTGCTGAAATTCTCCCGGCACTTGTAGGCTGTACGCTCCAATTCGATTCCTGTTTAGCGTAAACCGTCGTAGTTGACGTTAATGACATTCGATAATTTGCTATCGTCATAGGGCCATATACAATGATGTTCCCTGAACTGGCTCCCAATTCCAAAAAATTATCTCCATAAACTAATCCTGCTGAATTATTCCCTGAATTAACGCTGATACCGCATCTAAAATCCGAGGAAGTGCCTAACGTATATACAGACCAACTCATCATTACATCCCAATCGCCAGCCGTTAAAGTGATGCTCGTTGCATCTCCCCATTGGAGAGACGTGGGAAGATTGACGTTTGACCAGTCCTGAGAGATGTATTCTCCGAGACATCCGGTGCAGGCATTACTCCCATCAACCACGCCGTTAATCGTCCCACGTACAATATAGGGATATTTGATGTCGTGATAGATGTTGTTCATTTCATCATCCAATCCACGCACATCGGGATAGGTGTACTTGGGACCGGCAGCCAGGACCAATGTGGGTAGTATTACTAGGATAATAGGCCAATGTCTCATTGCGTCACCGGCCGCCAGTTGAGATCGTTATAAATTACCCTGTGCCCCATCACCTTCCACGAAGCCGCGGATGAATTGTCCCCCACTTTAAAGTCGTAATACTTGCCAATCTTCCCCACAGGAAGTAAGAAATTGCGTTGAATGAGCGAAGCCTTGGAGTCATAGGCTGTCATGGTAAAAGCCGTAGAGACATTAGAATCAAGCGTGTAGGTATAAGTGAGAGAGGTTGAAGATTCCCCCAAGACGAAATCGGCCTGGATGAATTCCTTCTGAACGAATAAATCATCTGGATTGGGAGTCGTTTCTGATCCTAAGAAGGCCTTAGATCGCCAGTAGGAATTGATGTTATTCCCATTATCAGTCGTGACTCCGCCATACTTGTAGACATAGGCCCCATTAGGACTGCCGAAGTAGAGATTGTTGTTTTCGATTAAGAAGCCATTGGCCGGGATGTCATAAATGCTCCAGGCGCCATTTAAGAGATCCCAATAGAAGATGCGGTTATTCGTGGATGAGCTTGAGCTAGAAGAGACAGCAAACCAGATCGCATCATTGAAATAGGTGATATAGGCTTTGTCGGCTGCGGAGCCTTCAAACCAGTTGAAAGAAAAGTCATTCAAAGTAGGCGTTTCTGTTGCGGCTGACAAGTAAAAATCAGCCCTCATCTGCATGTAAGTACCCGTTGAGGCTGCTACAGTTCCATTCTTAGCTTGCAAGACCCAGGAAGGCGTTGAGGACTGAATGGTAAATGAGCTAGTAGATGCGCGGGTGTAGTAGGTGATTGAACTGATCCCAGTATTTGTGTCATCCACTCCGAAAGTGCCCCAAGATGTGAAGTTAGGAGCATTGTTAACTGCTGAATAATAAGTCCCAGTTGATCTTGAAAGCATTGTTATGGAAGTTAGATAAGGCAGCGTAATATCCGCTCCAGTAATCGAGATCGTGGATGCATATTTGGCGTATTGATTTCCGATAGCATTTGTTCCTGTACTTGTTAAAGTGGTCGCCCAGGGTCCGTTAATACTAGTCGAAGTGTAGAGCGCAAAAGTGGGACTGCTGGCGCTGGTTGACCAACTAGCCTGGAGTTGATAGGTCGAAGAAGAAAATCCCGAATTGTAAGAAGTGGAATTGTAATATCCGGTCGTAATCGTGCTAGAACCGCTCGTAATATTATCAATACCTACTTGCCAAATGGGTAGACTGTGGAAGGCCGTGGCATTGTAGACCGAGTTGTAATAGAAACTAATCGACCCCCCCCAAATATAAGAGTCAGATGTCGTAAAATAATAATCTGTTCCCCCTGTTTGCCCGTGAAGCCTGAATTTGACTCTTTTGCCAATAGTCGGGGTTGTAGGAGCAAAACTTGTTGATCTCCAGGTATTGTCATTGAATATTGTCAAAGCATCTGTACTGAGCTGATTTCCTAATGTGTCCGTAATATCAAATGAAAAAGCTGTAATCGAGGTTCCACTAAAATATTGGGCTTCGCTAATCAATGCCATGTAACTTCCATGTTCTGGAGACATGCCATATCCAACACTGCCTGTGCAGGACCATAGACTTGATCCGTCAGTCCAATTTCCAGAGCAAGAGGACTCAAAATCAGGATTCGTCACAGTTCCAGAATTATTCGTATTAAGTGTTATTGAGCTTGGATTGACTGTAAGATTGGAAACAGTCCCATTTGTCCATTGAGTCGAAGAGTTTTCAATGGCCTGAAAGCTAGAAACAATCACATCTCCAGGGCTGATCGTATAACTCAAATTCGGAATGGGAGTACTTACGCCATTCTGAAAATCCCCTTGGGTCGTTTGAGTCCAGGCATTCGCCTTCTTCCGGCTGGCAGTTGCTACCGTAGGCGTAATAGGGCGACTAATACGGGTTAAATAGTACCCGTCATAAACATACATATGATTGTCCTGGCCACGAAAGAATATCCCCCCTGGGCTTGTATAGGCATTAGCCTGTGCGGTTCCTGAAAACATCGTCCCAGAATCAAAACCCGAAGAATTCCAGAAAGCGTCTGAGTTGTCTAGAGTGCCGATTTGGTTAGAGACAATAGTCAATTGCCAATCGTTCTGGCCTGTGAAAGTGGCATACCCGAATGACTGATCCTTCCACCAAAAGAGCTTGCCAAAGTAATAGGCAAGGTGAGTAATGCGACTCCCTGGGGAAGCTATTGGCTCTATGAAGGGGCTGGACGGGAGAATTCCCGGGGTGAATTGGTTGAAGGCGAGCTGGGCTGAGATGTAGATGGTGTTTTGATTGGTTGCGACACCGGCGACGACAAGCTGTAATGGGGTAAACGTTGCCATCGTACCTGACGGAGCGCTTGAGAAGTAGATCGTGTTCGCTGACGTGCCATCCGTCTGAACTGGCGTGTCGTTTGAGCTGGAGAAGCAGTAGGCCTTCCCTTGGGAGTCTGTGCATTGCCAAGTGGCTCCAACCGTTCCTGTTGCAATGGCCACAGGCGGGGAGGCATCATTAACAATCCCATAAAGAGTGCCGCTAGAAGCCCATATTTGTACATCGTTTCCCCCCGCTTGTTGGAAGTGATAGCCCCCATGGACTCCCATGGTCGAATAAGTGCTGTTTAGGGTCTGAAATAGCCCGTAACCATCCCTTTTGTAGATCATCCCCCCACCAGGCTGAATATTGACATTTAGGATGTCCTGGGCGAAGCTAGAAGGGATAGCGGCGGGCGAATCTAGGGTATCTAGACCGCCTCCAAAGTTAGAAACGATAATCTGGTTGGCAAATCCCCATTTAGGCCCTAAAAAGGCCATTACAGCCCCAAATAGGGCTACTCTAGTAAGGTTCTTTAAGATGCGATCCCGGTAGGACGAATAGTCCTGCCGCCTCCAAAGCGCATAGGGATATCTTGCTCCAAACCAACGTACATCTGTGTGACTAAGCTCAAATAGGCATTGGCCTGGGCTCTAAAGAGCCTTGCCTTGGCTACGGTCTCTTGAGTTGGATCTGGCTCTAAGATAGAAGCCGCCACATCCAGGCCCAAACCCGCTAAATAGGGCAAAATCGCTGTATTCGTAAAGACCGAATTAACCGTAAAAGGCTGATCGGAAGCGTTTACCATGGTCGTATGGGGGCAAAGGTACTCGACCCCCAATGGATTCTGATTGGAGATCCCTACCGCATTCGTATAGGCCGTCACATCCCCGGCCTGGGGAGTCGGATGCAAGATCAAAGAAGGACCGGTCTGCGATAAGCCCGTATTATTGGAATTGAGGTCAATCATCACTTCCTGGGGAGTGCCAATCGTGGTAGTCCAATCAATCTGGCTGTATTTGTCCATGTAATCCTTGGACCGGATGATGAGGGGAATGCCCTTTAAAGTGACCCGCAAGAGCTGAATCGGCATCAGGGTTAAATTTGTTGAGAGCTGATAGCGATAGACATTAGCCGTCAAGGCCACATAATCAGTCAGCCGGCAGATCTTGGCTTCGTTGTTCCACCTGTGTTGGGCAAGATCTAAAAAGCTATTGATCTGAGTTAATGGGTAACGGGTATTAGTCGGATCATTGATAAGCTGTGAAATATAGGCCTGTAAGTCAGCAAGCGTTGTCGGGTAATAACTCATTGAGCCACCTCACGAAGCACTCTTAAATAGGTTCTGGCAGTCTTAGCGACATTGAAATCACTCTTAATCTGCGCGTGTGCCCGTTGCCCTATATCCCGGCGCAGCCCTTCGGCCTCAATTAAGAGCGACAAATAATCCTTCCAATCCTTCAAATCCCTGGCAATAAAGCCCGTTTCGCCATGGCGTATTACTCTAGTGAAATCGGGAAGCGGTGAAGCGACTGTGGGGATCTTTAGTGCCGAGTATTCAAGCCAGCGCAAATTAGACTTTCCGCGATTGAAATTGTTGTCCTCCAGAGGAGCAATCCCGATATCAAACTTGAAGGAAGCCACAAACTTAGGGTAAAGGTTGATAGGAGCCCACCGGTGAGTCCAATAAGTCTTTTTCCAGGTCTTAAAGCTATTGGGTACGCCATGGATGCAGTAGAACCAGGCATCTTTGTATTTAGCTAAGACTTCCTGTAAAGCCGGGGCGATCATCTCAAGATCTGAGGAATGGGTAGCTCCACCAACCCACCCAATCCTAAAGCGATCATGCTTTCTACCACCTAAGTGCTTCCATTCCTGAAAGTCAATGGAGTTAGGAATGACAAAGATATTGGGATTTTCGTCTTTGTACATGCCGGCTAGATACGGTGTCGAGACAATTAGTCCATCCGCTTGCCGGATCTGCGAAAGCGCGACTTTCCTAATGCTTGACCCCGGTCTCCAGGTGTCATAAGCGATATTGGTTGAAGGAATATCAAAGAGATAATCATCAGTTTCAACCAGGAACGGCTTTTGATGCTTGAGCCGCATTTCTTCAAATAGCTCCAGCGTGTACTGATAGTGAAGCGTCTGCCATACCACCACATCCGACTTCTCGCAAATATCATTGATGTGCCTGTAGACTAGCTCCGTCTTGTTAATGTAATCGCGTTCCCAGGGATTCTCTTCCAGGTGGTCAAAGGCAAAAGGGCTACATACCGCCTCTACTCTCGGATGTTGGCGCATGTGCCAGCAGAAGGCCGCCATCCGGTAATAGGATTGCCCTGAGACCATGGTAGGGATCATTCCGACCTTGAAAGTCTTAGATCCTAGCCGTGATTCTTTCTTCGATAGTTGCAAGATAGGCATCTTTTAATTTTTTGACCTCTTCAGGATTTCGCATGTTCTCTGTCGTTCCTAAGTTCCTATACTGCGCCAAGGTCTGCTTAGTCGGGACAAACTTATAGCCCTTTAAGAAGGCATCCCATTGGAACTTCCAATCATCCAAGCCAATCTTTGAATACTCGCCCTCGTCATACTGCACGTTAGCCGTTACGCCTTTACGATAGGCCATCGTTGAATGGCAGATGTAATTCAGGCGATTCTTGATCGCCAGCTCTTTATTGAAAGGGCCAGCGCCGGTCTTACCTTCCATCTGGCCTAAAGCATCAATCACCTGAAAGGCCCCGTATACAATGTCAGCCTTCTTTAACTCAAAGGCGGCAATCGTATCCCTGGCTCTATTCGGAAGGGCTATATCGTCAGCATCAAGCACCAGGATGAAGGGAGCCAAAGCCGACGAATTGCCAATGTTTCTGGCAGCGCTCCGGCCCATATTCACGCCCAGGTCAATCACCTTCACGCGCTTGTCTTGCTCCGAATGCCAATCAGCCAGCTCTTTCGTTCCGTCGGTTGAGCCATCATTGACCACAATGACCTCTAGCTCTTTGATCGACTGTCCGCGGCACGAAAGAATGGCCTGGGCTAGGAAGGTCTCGGCATTAAAGGCTGGGATGACGAATGAGACGCGAGGGGGTTTCATAGAGCCACCAATTCTGGAGCTTTAATCAGGCTCCGGAGCTTTGCAATAAAGGCATCAGGATTGACCTCTTTGATGTACATCTCCTGGGCCTCTTTATTGAATTTGAGATAGCGCCCATCCCTGATCCGTCTAATCAGCTCTTGCTTGAAGTCTTTGACATCCACTTGAGCATCCATAAACCCGCAATACGGAGCCTGGACGTTTGAGATGACGTTCCGGCCATTGATAAGCATCCGGCGAATGGCCTCATCTACCGTCGGGAAGTCTTTGAAGGAAACAAGCATGGAGTAATCTTCGACTTTGCAGATGGGATTGGTCTTAAAGTCCAGATCGTCTATCTGGATGTAAGGCAAGTCCTGTTTGATGGTCCGAATGATCGGATGCCAGCGCTCGTCAATATCGAGTAATACTCTATATTTCTCAGGAAGCTTGGTTTCCGCGTCTGTGACCTCAGAAGGTAAAGGAAGGATTTCTGGGTCAGGAAGGCCGACAAAGTTAAAGAACTTCGCCAACCGCTTCTGAGAAAAGATTTCATTGACGAAATGGTAATCAACTTCCTTCTTGCAATGCTCTAGGCAAGTGACCATCTTAGCGCCTGGGATCTGCTCTAGGGCCTCAATGTCCCAGGGCATCCAATACTGGACCTTGACGCAATCAGTCGGAGCATTGGCGAAGCGGATATTCTCCCCAAAACCTAAGTTAAAGGCTAGTTTGTAGTCATTGTGCCGAAAGTCAAAAAATTGGTTAAAGTCGGCATCCATCAAACGGGCAATATGTTGGCCCTTGAGCTTATGCATGGAAGAGCCAATCACAATATCCCTTACCGGAATGCCATGCTTCTCTTGCACCCGGCGCAGCGTGGCTCTGAAGTTGATGTCATTCCAGGCTTGGCCAGAGATGCTTTCTTTATCCGGAAGCTCCGTAATAAAGCCGTATCCCTCGATATAAGAGCCCTTGCCGCCCTTTTCTACGACCGTCAGCCATAAATCCCAATCCTGGGCGCCCTGTAAGCTCTCATCGAACCCTGGGAAGATTTCGCGCTTCATGGGAAACATCGTGGCTATGTAATTCCCGCAAGTGAGCAAATAAGGGTCAAACATCTGGCCAGCTACCCCCCCCTGGCCACTGGCAAATTCGTAGCCGGAATACACAAAGTCGGCATCTGTAGTCTCAAATTCCTCAATCCATCTAGCCGCCATTTCTGGCTTGGCATAACAATCCGCGTCCCAGAACGAGACAAAAGCCCCCTTGGAATGCTTGAAGCCTTCATTCCTGGCCTTGGGCGCTCCCCCATGCTCAATCACCACTTGCTCCGTTTTGTATTTCATGGCGATCTTCTCAAGCTCTGGATCGCAACCATCAAAGACGCAGATCACCTCAAAATCCTTGAAGCTCATGTCAAAGAGCGACTTCAAGCACCGTTCAAAGACATCGGGAGGCTTCTTATAGACCGGGATGATGAACGATAACAGTGGATTCTTCATTTGCAAACCGTTCCCGTTGAAAGAACAAAACCATTTTGTGCAGTAGTGGCTTCCGTTGAAACGCAAATAGTCCCTACTCCGCCATTGGCTGTACAGTTATTGCAAACAACCACTTGGCCGGTATAAGTCGGCGTTGATTGAGCAACCTGCGTTAATGTCAATACTGATATAGCCGATGGAGCAGGTACGTTAACGGTGGCTGCATATAGCGCCCCGCATAATCCCAAAGGTCCGATAATGATTAGCTTTTTCATATACCCTCCTATTGCCCTGCCACAGGGACGTTAATTAACGATTGCAAGGTCGTTGCCACAGTCGGCTGATTGGTAGCGATATTTTGAATCAACGTCTTGATCGAACTTGCCGATGTCCCAGTAGGGACCATCACCTGAACGGGCTGCATTGTTCGCGTTCCGTCTGTCACCGAAATGAATAGGTAAGTATTTGTGCCATCGTCTGACGCGCCGACAAGTGTTGCAGAGTATGGATTAGCCATTGGGTATTAGCTCCTTTTTGAAGGCATCAAATTCCTTCTTGTATTGTTCAAAGACAAAAGGAACTGGCTCCGTTGTCTTTGCAAATTCAAAGCGCCCAAACTCTAGAGAAGTCGGTTCAAGCGTGACTCGTGGATGCTGAATCGCATTTTCTTCAATAAATTCGTCGGTATATCGTGGATAAAGCGTCTTGAGACATAATTTCATCTTCTCTAAGCGCCGAGAGTAGTCCTTTAACTCGCAGTAGTGGTTAATTTTTATGCCAGAATCGGCTACTTGGTAGGGATACTTGGAGAATTCTTCTCCATAGTGGCGATAGGAATTGCCGGTAATATCTCGATGATAAAAGTCCTCGTTCTGTGAACCGTAAGCTCCCGCATAATGGAGACCAAATTTTCTTGCGTGGATGTTTTTCCATCGAGTTGCACGTCCTTTTGTGATTTCAGTTTGAAAATCTCCCGCAAAGCTCTTAATCGTCGTCCACCAGGCCAAAGGCCCCTGCTCTAATGGCTTAAATTCGGTGATTATCATGTCGGGATGCAAGAAAATGATCGCATCCCCTGTGGCTTTCTCGATACAAGCGTTAAAAGCCGCGTCATAAGCCGCCGTGTCGGAAGGGTGAAAATTCGGATGACGGAAAGCGATCAACTTCTCATGCGCGTAGGTTTTTTTGATGTGGTTTAGGAGTTCTCGCGTTCCATCATCCGACTTCTCATCCAAAGCGTAAATAAATTGGCAGATATAGGGCAGAGCCGCCATCACGGAGTAGCCAATAAAGTCCACCTCGTTCAATACGGGGGCAATCGCTGTGAGTTTCAAGCGGTAGCCTCCATGGTGAGTGAAATAGGGTCCTTATTCACCGTATCAACGTTGTGTGAACAGTCTTTGATCCCATACGGCATCCATTTAAGTTTCTTCATGTTTTTGAATCCGGCTTTATGCAGAAGATTCAGAAGTACAGGGAATGTAAAACCCGTATAGTGAAAAGCTAAATCGTAGCCTTGATCTCCCCAAAGAATATTGCGGATATAATCACCCATTCCTAACTTCAAATAGAGCCTTATCGCTGCGTCAAAATCGGGGACAGAAACAAACAACTTTCCTCCAGGCCGCAAAACCCTGTGCCATTCTTCAAGCACATAAAGCGTCCTTTGATGCGAGAAGTGTTCTAGGCAATGCGAGGCGTAAATCTCTTCTACGGTCTTATCCTTGCAGAACGAAAGGTCTGAAATATCTGAGACATAATCGACTGTAGGCCCAGACTTCAAATCAACCGTCTTAAAGCCCGGTATGACCGTATCCCGGCCACCCAGGTTCAACTTGATCGCTTCCCCAGCCTCTAAACAGTTCCCGTTTACCCTAGATGCGTCCATCTTGGGTGCTGTTGACTGCTTAGAGGCCAGGGTCGCTTTCATTTACTTAGAGCTTCTCGTGAACGAACAACAATCGACCCGCCGAAGGATTCAAGGCCACGGCCACGCCGTAGATCTTGTAGGTCACATCGACGAATTGATCGAAGGGATCGTTCTTGTCTGGTCCTCGTGCCACAATCATTTTGACGTTCCCGTCTAGCGACGTGAAGCCAAAGGCTTGCTGGCCGAAGATAAAGACTGCGTTGACGCTATGTGCAGTTACCGCATAGCGTGGAGCTAGGGCTGACTGAACGAAGCGAACCCCGTTAACCGCCATTCCTACCTCACCTTTGTACATGGTCTCTTTCGAGTTCTGATACTGGTTCCAGTCTTTCCAGTTCGTGTCTTTCATAAGTGTATGAAGCGCATTGGGATGCGCGTAGCCCACGAAATACCCATCAGCAAAGGGCTTCGCGAATTTGCCGCGAAGCACCGTGACGGTTTTACGAATGGAGTAGGTGGAAAGCATCGCCGAGAATGTCGGGGCCGTCTTTGACACCGCCGATAGGCGGGTCACAGATGCTCCGAAGATAGCAGGGAATTGGAATTGAATGTCATTCGCTTCCGTCCCTGTGGTCGCGCAGAAGGCAGACGCAACGGATGACATGTAAGCAGAAAAGTTAGTTGTGCTAACTTGGTTCTTATTGATGTCAGCCTTGTAAATCCCCATCTGGCACATTCTTTCTACGGTTTCAGCCGCCGAGTCCGCTAAGCGTTCCATCGCTCCGTTGACGGCATCAAAGATGGTCGTCATGGTGGTGAGGTCGGTCAGTTTCACTCCGCGTCCGTAACCTGCAATCGTGCCCGAGACTTTACGAGAAGAAAGCGCGATCAGGGAGTTCGCCGTACCTTCTGAGAGGGTAGACGATGCTCCGGTGATGCGGTTCCATCCGTTAAAAGTCGCGGTGGTACCTGTCCGCAGAGGGAGCTCATCGCGTTGCGCGAACTCGATCAGCGGAGTTTTAGGGACTAACGTCGCAATAATCTTGCGGCTGAACCAACTCAGCAGCATGTTATTTAACGTAGTCGTGGTTGTATTAGTATCGGCCATTTGTATCTACTAGGCTCCTGGGCTTCTTACAGCTTGCCTTCCTAGTCCTTGAAAGCACTCATCTATTAGCGGACGCTACTGCTGCCAAAGATGACGAGTCATTTCTCGCAGTTGCTCTTCTAAGGCTTTGCCTTCAGGAGAGTAAGGACTCACCTGTTGCACCTGTTGATAAGCGGTCTGCGGTGTGACTTGTCCTGGCAACGTCGAGACAGAAGGTGGTGATCCCCGCCCTAACGTCGGCGTGGGAGTGCTGGGCTGTGCTGGAGGTTGATTCACCTCGCCCAATCGCAACCGTTCCTTGACTTCATTCCAAGCGGCTTTATGAGGGTTCTTTAAGCGCATCATGCCGGGATCTTCATCCAAGATCTGATTGACCATTTGATTCAACCTGGGATCTAAGAATCTCGGATCTTGCTGGGCCAGATTCGCTACGTTCTGGCGCATGGCCGCAAGCCGGCGCTGCTCTTCATCTTGCTGAAAACGCTCTAAGACCGGAGCGAGCTTCGTGGCAGATATGGCCTCGGACAACTTGATGACCGTATCTACGGGATCTCGCTGGAAGTCTTGATAGATGCGCTGTTGTAATGCCTGTGGATCTTGAACGGGAGCCTGTTGAACCGGGGGAGGCGGCATCTGGCTTTGGATCTCCGCTTTCTTTTGCCCTAGTTTATGCAGCTTCTTTTCTCGCTCCTGGTATTCCAAGAGGAGTTCATCCACAGTCTTTTGCTTCTGCTGTAATGCCTCATTAAGTCGCTCGGAAGAAGCCTTGATTTTATCTTCGTCCGCTGTCCCATCCGGTTTCATGAACTTCTGCGGAACGGTGATTTGGGGCGCTGGTGTCGCTACAGGTTGTCCCTGAGGGGCCTGCGGCAATACGACCTGTGTCTGCAAATCATCCGATCCCTGAGCGGCCGCTTGCTGAAACATAGCGCGTATCTGAGCCTCTTCGTCCACCGTCGGGGCTTTCGCTTCGGCTCCCGATTGTGATGCGACGAAAGGCGGAGGCGTTTGATTCAGTTCTGCCGCCGTCTTGATTTCTGTTACTTCAGCCATGATGTCTCCTTTTGTGAGTCCCTCGCGGGATTATTCACTTTGTCGCAGATCTAGAGGCGCCGCCGTCGCTTGAGCTATTCGCTCGGCACGTCGGTTCTGGCTCTCAAGATCCTCTCTTTCGGATTCGATTAACTGCTTCGCTTCCAAAATTTTGTTCAAGACAAACAAAATCGCTCTGCGCCGCATGGCTAGTTGCCGCCATTCGGTATCGGCTGTGTCGTCCATAAGGCGATCTAGCTTGATGTTTAACTGCCAGATCTCGTCCTCTAAGGACTTCATCCATACATGCCTGACCGTCTGATCGGCTAAAGCCGCCATGACTTCCTCTATCTTTCCATCATCAAAGTTAGACTTAGAGGGCTCTAAGACTTTCTTGATCCATGCGGTAAAGGGCTTCATGCGACGGGTTGCCTCCGAATCGGCTTAGGCAAGAAAGAAGGCTGATTGCCTCTTGGGCCGCCTTTCATCCCAGGCGCCATCATCTTTGAGTTGGGAGTCGCATTCTGAGCTACAGAATGGTTAGGCGAAATGGGCCCAGCCCCAGGCCCTAATGGGCCAAGACTCGGAGGCTTTGGAGGTGCTCCATTTTGGGGCGGGGCAGTCTCACCCATCCCCGGCGGAGGCATGGGCGGCATAAGATTAGGCGCTTGCGGTATTCCCGGCATAAATGGGAATGGCGGGAACCAGCTCTTTGCCTCTGGTATCGTCTGAAGCTTCTCTAAGACAAACTGCAAGGCGCTTGAAATGTTCATCTGGCCTGGGGGAAGCATTGTCCCTACTTTGATCGCATCCATGACTTGCGCCGATTTGACGATCTTGTTCTCCATCGAGAAGATTCCCATGGGTCTAAACCTGTAGCTTTCAGCAACCATTTCCGGTGGAACAAAAACAAAGGCCAGATACCGGGGAACCATGTGGGGTATGGGAGGCGCTGGGGGTAGTGGCATCTGACCTGGCATTGGAGGCGGTGGAGGCGGGGGCTGAAGCATCCCGATTTGAACAGGTGTATCTCCTAGGATCGCCTTCATGTCCTCGGGCTGCAGGTTCCCATAAATAAGCGAGTAAATCCGTTCGCAAGCTTCCGTTAGGAACTGCGACTCAATAATCATTCCGTAAGCCGCAAGGCGCTCATTGAACATCTGCTTCATGAGTTCCATGCCGCCCAGCGTTTGATTGGAGTCTTTAGGGCCTACCGCTGATGCGCTTGCTACCGTGTTAGCGCCCGTCCGGTCCCTGATCTGACGCTCAATTTCCATCGTTTCTTTGTAGGCGCTAGACGAAACATCTGGGAATTCAAGAGGCGTTAAAACTTTGCGGATATCATCAGAAACTTGATCTTTGATTCGGACAATACCACCGGGCTGGGAATTGAGGTCTTTGCGGTTGACAATCGCCTTTTCAAATACGGCGATCATCTTGTTCATAATCAGATTGACGTTATCGACTCTTTGGTTCCTGATCTCGTTAATCTCGTCTTGCTCATCAAGAATAAGCTCTATTACGCCCTTGCCATACGGCTCACCGGTTCTTATGTAATCGACTTTGACGATGGAGTTATAGCCCTCTACGTTCTCATTTTCCATCGAGGCCAAGAGCCATGCGCCAGAAGCCACTAAGACGCGGCCGGGAACTAGCTCTTCAGCTTGCGGACCATCAGGAATGTCAAAGTTGATCCATTTGCGGGGAATAGGGGCCTCAAGCTCCCAGATGGTATGGCGCTTCTCATAGGTGGACCAGATGCGGGTTAGGTCGATAAACTTACGATCAGCCTTAGAAGTTCTTAGATCATCGTCGAATCTTTCCCCCTCCACGACTCCGTAAAGATCCTGTGATACATCAAAGAACTTGCCCGACTTGATCCCGTCCATGATCCAGCCATACGACTTCTTTTCGCGGTGAAGGATCTTATCCCATGTCGTTGTATTGGGTTCTGGGAAGATATTGCGAATGTGAACGTACTCGGCTCTTAGGCAATTCCTGAGTAAGACTTGTTTGGGAGCCATGCCAAAGCCCTGGAAGGGCGGCGTTCCCATGGGCGCTTGCCCGGTAAGCTGCGGACCCGTTAAAGACTGAGCGAAGTCTTGCGGATTCTGCGTGATGGGAACTTTGCGCTTCCGGGTATCAATCTTCTTTTCCCACCAAAGCTTCATAAAGCCCGATCCATACCGGCATCCTTCTTTCATCGCGTCATAGAAGGCCAAGTCAAACTTCGCCTTATGCATCTCGTATTCTGTGGCATCTTGGATCAACTCGGCTTGAAGAGAATCGCCATCAGGACCGGGTTGGACCTCTACGACAGGCTTCGGAGCAAACATGATCTTGAATATCGAGTTGGAAATGATCTCGACATTCTGCACCGCGACTCCCACAAACATATGCGATTGCCACGGCTCTTTACGCCCTAGTAATACTGGGTCATAGAGCGAGTGGTAGTTGCGGTCAAACTTATCCCATTGGGCGTGATAGCGCGTACTTCGCCAATCCCATGAGGCCCGATAGAAGGACTTTACATAGGCGGTCAACTCCTCTTTCCGCTGAATCGCAAGCTGGCTATCGCCAGGACGCGCCGATTGAAGCGGGAACGTATTGGCATCGGGTTGATTAGGAAGTCCTTGGACCATTAGTTTGTCCTCACATGATCGCTACAGACATACGTCTGACCGGGTTCTTTTAAGTTCATGCACCCCGGAACTACACAATGCTTTTCCGTTTTCTCTTTCCGTTTAACGAAAAGAGATTTCAGCCAACCCCACATTTATTCCTGGGGCTTCTCTTGTCGGCCATTGCCGGAGAACTTAAAGATCGGCGCTCCGCCGCCATCGACACTTGTAATGATCGTCTGCGGGAGACCATCCGTATCGGTGTCGCCAGATTCTGCGCCCGGAATATCCTGGACGTTCTGATCCGTCCTGTATGACGTATCGCCCTTCCCGCCTTGTCTGCCAAACACTCCTGATTCGTCCGGCTCATCAGAAGAAGCGGGACCCGCATCACCCGCGCCAAAGGAATTGCGATGCGTCTGCGGAAGTCCTTCATCATGCTGGACATACTTCCATGGCGCGTATTCATCACGTGAATCCTGTCCTTGCGGTCGATCAAGACCGGGTGCGCCGGTATCAGCTCCGGTCTTTTGACTTCCACCGGAGGATTTTTCGCTCCATATCGGCACGTCCTCCGAATATCCTTTTTTCCCTGAAATGTAACTGAATTTCACGGCAGGGCCGGTATCAGAACCGACAAAACCATCTCCGCCTTCGGAGGGAGTTTGATCGAGCGGAGCTTGATTCGCCTGAAGATTAGGCATCTTGGAATAATTGGGCGGCCGGCGAGCTGAAAGCGAGCGATAGTAATCGTCCACATCCTCATCGGCTGCGCTTTCTTGATGCTCATCTCCAACACCACCACCCATAGAAGGCGAGCTGTAAAGCCTTGCTGATCCCGCGTCATCCTGATTGGTATTGCCTTTACCGGCATCAGCGCCGCCCACATAAGGAGCGCGACCCATATTGTCAGTCGTGCGGCCGTTTTTGCCTTTCAGGCGAGTCGTTTCGCCCGCCCCTCCTCCCGATTCCCTGGGGCCATTGACCGGCGATCCATCTTCGTCACCCTTGTAAATCTCGTCATCCGTCCCTTTGCTTCGTTCTGAAACTGCATCTTTCTTCGCCATATTTCCTCCTAGTTATCGATTAGCTGTCGGAACGGATTTCTTGCGTCATAACAGGATCTGCAATAGGCCGTTCCTCTGTGCAAGATCTCTGCGGCATGTTTGCCGTAAATACATTCATATCCGGATACCAGCTTTGGCACTTCCACGATTTCCCTTTGGATTTGGATCTGCGGTTTCTGAATCGTTTGCTGTTTCATGCGGCATCCCCAATTCTTTTATCCATGGCGTATCCCCACCGGGCGCCGTAGTCTCTGGAATTAGAGGCCCATTCATAGACTTCTTTTGGCTTCCAGGTCTGTCCTTGCCCGACTTGATAACGAGGCTTTCCTTCCATGGAAGCCGCTACAGCATCAAGCGGTACGTTTTGATGACCGGAATTGGGCTTAACTAAATCAGGCGAGAAGCAATACGCAAGCGCATCGACTAAATCATCATGTTCTTTGGATTTGTCGTCCACTCGGTAAGCGAAGATCTGAGCCCGTAGAAGGCCCATATCGGGATGAATATGGATTGTGCGTTGCTCCCAGCGGCCGACAAGACCGCCGATTCTTGAATCGGACCACTTTGCTTGGCCGCGGTGCTGAAGCTCTACGTACTTGAAATCAAATAACTGATAACGAGCAATCGCTTCCCGGAGGGAATATTCAATGGCTTGGCCTTTGCGCTTTTCAATCCCCACCACATCCGGCTTCTGGTAGATAATTGTCTTAACAAGCTCATTTACGACATCGCCCGGATCTTCTCGTCTAATGCCTTTGGCCTCTAAAACCCAGGCTTGATTGCCATGCGTAAAGCCGACAGTAACAATCGCCGTATAATCGCCATCATCCTCCGAGTAAGCGGGATCGCAAACCGTTACTTTTCTAGCCCATCGCATCCCGTCAGGCAATGACGTATAGAGCGTTTCAAACTGTCTCTTAAACGGCTGAGTAGCCGGGTCAATTCTCTGCAAAAGATATTCCCTGGCGAAATTGATCGATCCCATTTCTTTTCGCTTGGTATTAAGGGCTTCGGGGCTCCAGAGTTCGGGGAAGAGGGCTTTGCCGTTTGAGAGGGCTGGCTTTTTCCATTTGGTATAGGCTTCGTTTCCTTCAAGCTTTTCAAGCAAGTCTCCGAAGTTAACGGGCGTTCCAACTGTGACGAGCTTCGTTTTTTCCATCGCCATGCCGGTGATGACGCCAAAGTACGCCCTTTCTTGATCTTCATCGGTCATGCCTCCCAGGTCTTTCAACGGATCATCGACAATAATGTCATCAGGGTGACGACCCCGGCTAGAAGTACCGAAGCCAAGGCCAGAAATAAAAGAGCCATTAAGAAATGAGAGCTGATCGGTTCCCCATATTTCTTTGGTCGTGGGACGGAGCGGAGCGAGGAATTCATTGTTTTCTACCATCAGCCGCAAATCCCGAATGAGCTTGCGGCATTGGTCCTCCGAATACGAAATGAGCAAGATTTCCCGCTTGCCGCGGATGACCCGCCAAAGCGGATAAGCAATCGACCAGAAATGGGATTTGCCATGGCCGCGGGGAGCTTGAATAAGTAGGCGGTCATGATTCAGGATCAGATCTTCCCAATCGGCATAATGGCTCGGCCATTTCATGTTCAGGAATTTGCGCGTGAAGTATTCCATGGACGACTGCGCCAGGAGCCACGGATCAGGATTCATGCGGCCTCCGTGTCCAGAGCTTCTTTGGCGAGTTGCTTGAATTTGGCTTCTATTTCGGGCGTTAGCTTGGGAAGGTTAAAGACGTTCTGGGTGATACTCAAACTGGCAACCGTCTTGTAGGCGCCAGTCATTTTGGCTAGTTCTTTTAAATGATCGCGCTGGCCATCAGAGAAAGAATCGGTATAAAAGCCTTCTAAATTCTTTGCTGCCACATATTCCGGTGTCGGGATCTTGCAGAGGGCTTGAACCTTTTCATCTTCTTCTTGGAATACGGAAAGCTTTTTAACTAATCGCTCGGCCATCTCAGGCGTAACGCCGGATTTAGCTGTAGCTTCCGCGATATTCCATCCCGAATCTCGCCAGAGCTTCAGGAAATAAAGCTCGTCGCGATTTAAATGCTTCAGGATAACGGCTTGAGGAGTCCGGGCCGGATTTCCGTCTTTATCGAATTTCAGGGGAACGGGGCTCTTGATTCCACGGATGCGGACTTGGCGGGTTCCGTCATTGACGGAGGATGCGAGTCCTTCTGGGCTCAAAGCGGCCGCGGGACAAACGAGATCAGGGGGTGACCGGACCTTCCCGCGCCGATTCCTCTTCCGGAGGAAATCGGGAAATCTGAATCACCCGGAAGAGGTTTACTAGAGTATTACTACTATAAATACGCTAAATTCGCCTTTTTGTCAAGGGCTAGGTCGAAAGATTCATAAATCCAGGCAATATCATCTTCGGTCAAACCCTCATGGCAAGGGATATAAAAGCCCTGTTTATTGATCCTATCCGCCACCGACCAATTCATCTGATTCTGTCTTAAAGGCTTGATGAGAAAGTCATAGCAGGGCTGGTTCGTAATGGGCATCATTTCTCTGGTCTCAATGCCTCGGTCCTCAAGTCTAAGGCATAAATCCGTTTTGGAGATCCCGGCATCTTCTTTGAGTACAATGGGATACATCATCCAGGTATGATTCTTGCGGCAATCCTCTTTGGGAAGCTCTAAATCTTCAAAATCTTGCAAGGCGCTTGTAATGGCGGAAGCCACAAACCTTCTCTGCCCCACTTTCTTCGGGAGATCCTCCAGCTGCGCCAAGCCTAAAGCCGCCTCAAACTCCGTTCCGCGGCATGAATAGCCGATCCGGTTAAACTTAAAACGGCGCTCTAACAAGGCCCTTGAAACCTTCGGAGACTGATAGCCGGGGATATAAGCTTGATCTCTCCCATGGTTAGCCAAAGACCTCATAATCCAATTCAGCCGGTCATCATTAGTCAGGGCAAAGCCCCCAACCCCTGTCACTAAGTGATGGGCCATGTAAGTCGAATGGCATCCGATTTCTCCCCAAAGAGGGTTCAAGATCGTTTCGCAGCTATCTTCCAAGACTTTCGCGTTATACTTCTTCGCCAGCTCATAGAGCTTTGAATCGCAATCGGAGCCAAAGAGCTGCACCGGGATTATCGCTTTGACTCGCTTCCAATGATCCGAGAGTTCGGGTTTGGGGCCATTGGTATGGCCGTAGTTCCAGGGATTCATCGTGTAATCGTACATCCCCACATCCACAAAATAGGGCTTCAATCCGGCTTGCAATACGACATTCACCGTCGCGACAAATGTCAAAGAAGGCACTAAAACGAGATCCCCATCCTTCCAGCCATATTTCTCTTTTAACGCCAAAAGCCCGATTCTTAGGGCATCCGTCCCGGAGTTCACAAAGACGCAATGCTTGGCATGATGAAGCTCCGCGAGCTTTTCCTCAAACTCCTTGACCTTCTTCGCAGGAGAAAATTGACCGGAAGCTAGTACATCCAAAACAGCCTTCTTAATCTTCGGAGTGATTTCTAACGGAGTGGCAAGTGAGATCCTACGCGACAAATGTACCGTCCTGATAAAAGCTGTAGCCATCCATGACGGAGTTATTCCCCCCGTCCTTCCCGCCGCCATACCGACTGAATACCCTAAACTTGTAAACCTTCCCTACCGTCAGCCCCGTCAATGTCACCGAATGACTCGTCACCAGCGGATTCGTATCAGTCTCAGCAGTCGTTAATTGCGTATTGGGATAAACGCCATAAGCCACCCGGCTGCTGGAAGCCGCTGAAGTAGTCCAAGTGACCGTTGCAGATCCCCCACCCGTCCCACTTACACTCACGGCGCTGATCGTGATCGGAGTCACATTCCCAGGATCATCCGTCAACTTCTTCTTCGGATCGTCAAACGTACCGGGAATGGGCATCAGCGTCCACACTCCTGGCAAACTTGCTTGACCTTCTTCTTCGATAACTTCACTAGCTCCTTACAGCATTCGAGAGAAATCTCAAACATATGGCAAAGAGCATCTTTCTCAAGATCAGGATTGGCCTTGCGCCATTTCGCTAATTTCTTATCCGATGAAAAATATAAATCCCGCGATCCCATAACAGCCGAACAACCAATCCCCTTAACGACTGGAGGCGTTACGAGATAATAATGCATCAGCTTCACATTCATGATTCTTATCCTTCCCCCTCACACACCTGAGCAACCCATCCCGCCAATATTCCTCTTCCCATTCCTTCCCACATTCACAATAATTCCTCCGCCTAACCTCCGTCATGGCAACCACCCATTTCTCATCGCAATAAACAATCCTCTAACGCTGTATTTGCAGCTTCCTGAGCTAATGTAAAACTTAGGCCAACTCCATTGAAAGATAAACCTGAATTTCAAAAGATTCATACTTCCCACCATTCCCTTAACACCCCACCACATTTGCAAAACACCCGATAGACAGTCTCACCAATCGCATATTTCATTTTTAACTCATCGCTGGACTTCTCACCAATCCTCCCATCGTAAACCCTCACGCGCCACCCACCGGCTTGTAGCCGCCAAGCCAACTGTCACGCTCATCAAATGCTTGCCAATGACCGTCAGACATCTTCGCAAATCGCAAATTTCCATCCATGTCGGGTCTCACTTGCAAACTTTTCAATTTGTCTATGGCTTGGCGAATTTTGCCTATTGTTAATTTTTGAGAAAAGTTTTTCGGAGGGCTAGATCTATAATTATCATCATCCGACGATTTACGATTGACTTTTTGCCTTTCGCGATTGCTAACTTTCAATCATCCCTCCGTCGATAGTTCCTGATAATATGTATTAGATTTCAAGTTATCTCACCACATTCGTTATTAGCCCAAAAGCCGCTAATTAAGAAAAGTGAAATGCGATTCATATTGATTTATAGAGCAGGTAGGTTAGTGATACTAGAGTGCTAGTTATCGTCATCATTTCACCTGATTATCGACGGAGATTGGCTCTGTTGGCTCATTTTGCTCATCTTCTGCTGCGTACCTCATTCTCTCACGAGGCACAATCTGCACAATTTCACAATTGGTCACAATACGGCCTGTAGAAATATTGACATTCCAATTCAACTGTCTAAATTCTTTACACCGTCTACATTTCTCAATAGAAGTCCAGTTTAGCTTATCCTTGATAATTTTGTTGAGTTGAGACCAGCGGTGTTTGCAGGTGTCTAAAGTTAAAATAAATTACCCCTTTATCCCCTTAGAATTAAGTGAGTGATGGCTTGCCTTTGGATCTTATTAGGTTTAGGCATGTACCTTGTGGTATTCGATGCCCTCTCTTAATCAGCCTAATGGTCTCAGGGCCGCAAGTGGCCTGTGCCTTTACTCTAGTACGCGTTTATTTGTTTGTCAAGCCTTGGTGAGTTGTTTGTGACGAGAAGATTTCTTTTCAAATAATTGGGGAACAGATTGGTCAAGGATATAGGCTAGCAAGATCATCTCGATCTTCTTTGTTAATCCCCAAGGCCATTCTTCTTCCTTGAGCTTATCCTGTAATAGCCCATAGACCTTCCCATCAATCCATAGATTCCGAGCGCCGCGTTTGTGAGGCATATTTCCATTATAATCTTTTTTGCTGACGATAATTAAAAATAGTTCTTGACAAATTTAGCAAGGGAATCTATATTTGGCGCATGGTGAGAATGATAGAAAATAAAGCCAGCCAAGCCGAGTCAAAGCCTGACGCGGCTATTTTCATGCCCAATTTCCCCGGTGGATCGCTGTCATTCTCACCAGAATCCCAGAAGGATCGCCGGGGCTACAAATATCGCTGTACTCTATGCCAATGCCCCGTCCTTCAAGAAGGCGAGTTCTCCTTATGCCTGGGCTGCGCTAAAGATGGATCATGGGAAATCGCTCAGAAGGCCTCTGTTACGAGATTTAAGAGGAAATATATGTTATCGGAAGTATTCAGCCCTAAAGGGCTTCATGGCCCCTTAAATCCCCATTTCCATGCGCCTAGCGAGATCCTAGCCCAATATTGCGTAACAAAACCCGCCTATTCCCCATTTTGGGGGCAATTCCTATGAGTTTTATCGTTCCTGGCCTATGTTTGGCGCTGGTGGGGATCGTGATCTATGTCATATCCCGCCATGACCCCAAAGATATCGATGCTGATTTCCTGGAATACGAAAAGGATTTGATGATTAGGCGCCTAGCCAAACTTAACGAAAAAAGGAGGCTGCATTGATTAGAAGGATTCAAAGAGTGTTATGGCATTGGGAAGATGATTTGGGACGCGGGATCTTCTTTACCCTGGGCTGCTTGGTTGCCGTAATCGCTTGCATGGCGCCTTGGCTCATTATGGATTTAGTCGAGTCGTACTTCCGCCGATGAAAGAATCTCATCAATTCAGCATGGTCATAGCGGCCGCCTATTACTACGCCCAATGCCGGCGCTCCACTAGAGAATTCCATGGATTCAATATCTGGAGCTATGAAGGCTTGCGGAAGGATCAAGCTAGGGCCAGAGCCATATTGGAGCTAGTTTTAGCGCGTTATCGGGTGGCAAGAAGAGAGGCTATTCGTGAAAATCGCCGTCCTACTACTTTTGAGTAGCTTACTTTTCTCGGCATGTGCGCGGGATTCAAGCGATAAACCGCAAGAGCCGAGCTTCCTGCGAACTGGTGGGGATGTCAATGGATAAAGAGCTTTGCGTGAAATGCAAGGAATGGCTCGCTCCCTGGGAAGAAGTCATATGCCAACTCTGCCAGGACGAAGAGTGGGACGAATGGGATCAAGCGGACCGGGAATGGGACAGGAGTAAATATGCCCAAGGCTGAATCAAAGCAAATAGGCAAAAAGCGATGGTATCCATGCCCGAAGTGCGGCGATTCTCACCCGTCCATCACGACCATTCTTGACGTAATAGCATCCCCGGCGCTCATGGGATGGATGGCTAAGAATGGAACGGCCAAGCTCCATGTCATGAGCGCTGTCACGCGAGAAGCGATGGGCGATGTCTATTTTGAGGCCATAGCCAAAGCAGCCGAGACCCGCTGGAAGCTCACCGAAGATACGGCCTTCTGGAAATCAGGCAAAGAGACCGGGCAAGACGCAGCCGACATTGGGACGATGGTCCATGCCTGGGTCGAGGCGCATCTGCAAGGTAAATGGATTGAACTCGCCGCCCTGCCTGAGAAAGCCCAAAACGCCGTCAATGCCTACTTGCTTTGGGAAAAGGAGCATAAACTTGAAACATTGCATACGGAAAAGACCTTCTACAACTGCCGACTTAATTACGCCGGAACAGCTGACTGGCTTGGAAATCTTGACGGCGAACTATCTCTTGGGGATTGGAAGACTAGTACCGGAATTTTTTTCAATTACGTTATCCAGGGATGGGGGTATGCTCTCGCTGATGAAACAGAAAATGCGTCAAGACTTTATCGTCAAATATTCATTGGACGCTTCGGAAAAGATGGCCAACCAGAAGTAAAGATCTTCAAGCGCAACGAATTCCCCTCTATCGAAACCGCTCGCGATGTTCTCATAGCGTGTGGACACATCTTCAAGGCACAGCAAGAATGGGAAGAGCGTTTCCCGTATCAGCGAAAGCCAAAAGAAAAGGAGAAAATCGCATGACATCGTATGGAGACATAGAAATAAGGTCCAATAGCAAATTCCTAAAGATCGAATCAGGTGTCCCACATGACATTCGCCTACTATCCCCGGCGCCCAAGCAGCGCATCTTGCATGGATTTGGCAAGGATGCGGTCGATTGCGCCGGCGAGGGATGCCCGAATTGCGCCGATGGCGCCGAAGCCAAGCAGCGATTCTCAGCTGAAGTATATGACTGGAAATTGGGACGAACATTGAACTGGGAGTTCGGAACCAGCGTAGCAAAACAATTAAAAGCCATCGATACGACGTTGGCTGAAGAAGGCAAAAAGATCACGGAAGTCGATCTGAAGGTAGAGGCCACCGGCTCCAATATGTCCAAGAAATACACCGTGACGCCCCGAATGACATCCAAGAAGCTACCCGAAGGCGTGGAGATCCCATTCTAATGGAAATCCAAGGATCAATCACGCAGATCAAATGGCGCATCAATGCGGCCGGGGATTCCATCAACACATTAACGATTGAGGTACATGGGGATGATGTGCCCAAGTTGCATGAGTATTTGAAGAAACCTATCGAAATCACAATCCAAGAAGCGAAGTAGGGGGGCGCGTGGCAGATCAAAAGAAGTGGTTCAAGGTCTGGTCAAGCATTTTGACGGATATGGACTTTATCAACATGAGTCTTGAAGATGTTGGCAGATGGTGCAGATTG